CATTTTAATGATAGATAAAAATGGACATATAAAAAAACTTTCAAGCGAGATTGAACAATTAAAACGTGATCTCGCTTTTAAGAGAGAAGAACTACAAGCTATGTATATGGAACATAAAGGATTAACTAAAAAGATTGATGCTTTAGAAAAAGAAAATCATAACTTGAAACAACAAATAAAACAATTAGAAGAAGAAGCACAGGAGATGTTATTATACCCATGATGATATTTGGAAAAACTAAAAACGATTGGAAAGTGTTAGAACTACACTATCGTAGAGAATGGATTTGCTTTGTAGTAGGTTTTGTATTAGGAGTTATATTGATATGAGTCTTAGCAACAAATCTTATGAAGAATTAGAAAAAGCATCACTTGAATGGTCTAAGTGGCATAAGAAAGTAATTGTATTAGATGAGGGTCGTAAGGCTACATATTCTAAATTATTTCTTAAATATAAATTAGATACCAAAACTGTTATTGAAGCTGAACATAAAGCTAGAACTGATGAAGAATATACAAAGGTTGTAGAGCAATATGCAGAGGCAGAAGAACAGTTGATAAAAGCTAGATACCATTATAACAATCTTGATAAGTATGTTAGCTTAAAACAATCAGAGTTGAAAAGAGATTTAGCTTTGAGTGCAAAGGTTTAAAGTATTCTGGTAGCGAAAGTTGAATATAATTGCTCCATTAATCAGCTATCAGATAGAGTGGTCAGGGAGACTTGGCCACTCGTTAAAAGAATTTTGGGAAGAATAACGATAGTTTTTAAACATGGCTATCACTTTGAATTGACCCAAAATACTAGGGTGGTTTTATCTCTCTCTTACCACCCTAGTTCCTAGTAATATCAAAATGTTTTATATCTGTATCTTCGTGGATTCCTGTATAAGAATATTCAAAGTTAATTAGTTCAACATCACTTCTGCTTTTAACTTCGTGAACCATCTCATTTACTTTTGTGAAATATGGAAAAGTATCTATA